AGGAGACCAGTGGGGCCCGATACCCGATTGGCTTGTTCTCGAAGCGGCTCAAGCAGGCGTGAAGCAAGTGTGGGACAACCGAGACAAAATCGCAGGAACCAAACGACCATGGTTCAAAGACGTCAACGGAGACAAAGCCTTTTGGCCACCACGAGGAACACCTGATCCAATCGTCGCCACCCACGAAGACGACCTTTCAGAGTTCGTGACCGATGAGGAGCCATTCTGATGGACGCAGGAACAATGAAGGACTACATCGACGACCTCATCCAGCAAGTGACTCTGCTTGAGGAGCACTTCCGCAAACTGAACGCGGTCATCGTGGAGCTGCAAAGTCAGCGTGACCGATATCGGGCACTCTACGAAGAATCATTTAAGGAAGCACAAGACCTCCATTACCATCTCAATCAAGCCTTGTATTGCGAAGACGGTTGGCGTTTACGCGAGTATGCAATTGCTGCCTATTCTCGTTATGAGCAAAGGCATGAGAATGATTGAGTTTGTCTATTTCGTGTCTCACAGTGTCGCAATGATTGCCTTGGGCATTTGGCTAGCGGGCCGTCATGGGTAGGGCTATCTACTGCCCGTTTTACACCTGCAAAGCAGAGACCAGTGGTTACTGCTCGATGCACCGTCACCTGCTCCCAGCCATTGAGCGCGTCGTTGAACACATGGACCCTGAAGGCATCCTCTCGTTCAATGTAAACGTGTCCAACCTGCTCCCCATGATCAAAGTGATGGAAGAGCAATACCGAGACCTGAAGCGTTTAGAGCGTGAGTTGACTGGCGCACAGAACGAGCTGCACCGCATCCTTGGAGGCGTGTGATGGCAGGCGAAGCAACAGAACGCATTTGGCAAGACAAGGTCGAGCACATTGCAAAGATGAATTCGTGGATGGTTTTTCATCCTCAACCTCATCAGGTTCGTGCAGGCGTGTGGCGTTCAGACGGCAAGGGCTTTCCTGATCTTGTGCTGGCTCACCGTGACCGTGGACTTATATTTGCTGAACTCAAACTGGACTCGACAAAGTTAACGCCCGGTCAAGTCATGTGGGCTAACGGCATTAAACCATGGGCCGAGTACTACGTTTGGCGGCCGTCAATGATTGACGTCATCGCCGCCAGGCTCGGACAAAAACCATCAGGTAGTTGACACAAAAGTTTTAACGAACCATGATGCGCACAACAGATCAGACACACCAGGTCGTACACCCTTTGCAAGGTGCGGGACTTATGCAGGGGAACCTGCTAGAGCGTCACGCGTTAGAGCTGACGTGCAGAGTACGAACTTCTAAAACGAGAATGGTGTCCGTCCATTGGTGTTATACATCCGGCAGCCACGACTACTTGTCGAAACTGTGGGGGGCAATCACCGCACACAACCCACCAACGCTCACGACAACAACCGCAGCGAAGCAAGGGCGTTAGAAAGAACACAACCGATGAACAACAAACAACGCAACTCCACCGCACGAAACCAAACAGACTTTAAAAACATGCGACGCAAGCTGCTCGAAGACGACCCCACCTGCGCCATCTGCGGACAAGAAGCAAACACCATCGACCACATCATCCCCGTCGACCAATTCCCCAACCCCAAAGACGCCAACTACCCCGACAACCTCCGCGTTCTCTGCAAATCATGCAACTCACGCCTAGGCGCTCGATACGTCAACGCGAAGACCGCAGGACGCATCCAAGGCCATGAACACGCAGAGCGGTCAACTGACCCTCGGATTAGACCGAAAGTTTTGGATTCGGAGCGCTTCGACACCCCGAAAGATTCCATTTCTGTATCCGCCCCATATACAGCAAGGGTTTCCCGTGATGACGTCCAAAACGTCCGACACTACCCAAGATTGCGCACGAACACGGAGGGTGGTGACCGTCGGTATTTGGATGAGCTTGTCGAACTGACTCGTGACATCTTGAAGGTTGAACTTATGGATTGGCAGAAGCTTGTGCTGGGCGATCAACTTGCTTTGCAGCCTGATGGTCGCATGATGTTTCGCCAGTCGGTGGTTTCCGTGGCGCGTCAAAATGGCAAGTCGATTTGTGGCCAGGCGTTAATTCTGTTTTGGCTTTTGAAAATGCCAGCGCACCGGGGCGAGCGTCAGACTGTTGTCTCGACGGCTCACCGTTTGGACCTTGCCTCGGAGATGTTTAACTCGCTGGCGGGGATTCTTGAGGAGTACTTTGACGCCAAGGTTATTTATTCTTACGGTCGCCAGTCTGTCGAGATTCCCGCGTCGGCTGACGGTTCTTTCCCTGGCTCCAGGTGGATTGTTCGCGCTGCGACGCCTTCGGCTGGTCACGGCCTCAGCGTGGACTTACTTTTCGTGGACGAACTTTTCGGCTGTTCGCCTGAGTCGATTGACGACGCGCTGGTTCCGACAATGCGAGCCCGCCGTGATCCTTTGATGAGTTGCTGGTCGACTGCTGGCACGGTTGACGAGTCGGTCGTGTTTCGTCGTATGCGTGAGAAGGGCATCGCAGAGATTGACACGGGCAAACGGTCACGTCTTTACTACGCCGAGTACAGCCCGCCCGCTGATTTAGACCCGATGAGTCCTGAGGCTTGGGAGTATTCCAACCCTGCTTTGGGAACGACTCTTGAAATGGAAACGATCGAGGAAGAGTCCAAGGGTTCAAACATGAACGCTTTCCTTCGTGCGTCGGTCAACTTGTGGATTGCCGGTCACCGCTCATGGATTGACGCAGGACATTTTGTGCAGCTGGGCGACGCAGGCGAGTTACCCGTCGAGGGTGGCTGGCTCGCTATCGAGGCTTCACAAGACGACCAAAGATTCGTGGGCGTCCGATCTGTTGAGGTGGGCGACAAAGTTTTAACAACTGTGGAGTTCATTGTCGAGACGTTGCGCGACTTGTGGACCGCCACCGAGGAATCCAAAAAACGTCACAAGGGAATGAGCATCGCCGTGGGTGCAGCTCTTGACATTCACATCCCGCCATCGTTAAAAGCGTCAGCAACTCTTGTCGGGACCCGTGAACTTCAGAAGTGGACCACCGTTGTCCGGTCAATGATTATCTCAGGGCAGACACGTCACACAGGTGAAGAGCTACTAATTGAGCAAGTCAACCGCGCGGTGATTGTGCGCCACCAGGGGCACATGAGTTTAAGTTCCGCTAGGTCACCTGGACCAATTGAGTTGTGTCGCGCGTTTGTGTGGAGTGTTGCTCTTGCTGGAAAACCAAAATCACAAAACAGAACCGCCTTCGCCTTTTCGCCATAAAATCTTTATCTTTGGAAAGTTGCACACAAGACTTGTTTTTCGTGTAAGAATCACCAGCGATGGGAATTTTCTCGCGCACAAAAGCCGCACCTCCAGCGTTCGCTGCTGAACCAATCAAGGCTGCCGTCGGCATGTCGTACAACGGCATCGGCGATTATTTTTCTTGGACTGGTTCTTGGAAGCGCGACCAAGCAATTCAAATTCCAACTATCTCCCGTGCGCGTGATCTCATCGTTTCTTTAATTTCAGGTTTGCCCATTGAGCAGTACTCACTTATGTGGGACGAAGCAGCTGGCGAATACGAAGAGATGATGATTCCAGGCGAAACATGGATGAGCCGACCTGATCCAAAAGTCACCCGCCAGTTCATCCTTGCGTGGACGGCGGACGACCTTTTATTTTTTGGCAGGGCCCACTGGTTGGTTACTTCTAGAAGTTCTGTCACCGGCTTTCCCCTGACTTTTCAATGGATTCCCGCTGCAGACGTCAGCCTTCCAAACATGCCAGGTCCCCAATACTGGACTTCACCGACCGAGATTGAGTTCAACGGAATTCCTCTTGATCCCAAGAACGTCATCACTTTCCTTTCGCCTATTCAGTCGTGGCTCACAATGGGCAACCGCGCCATTGAAATTTCCAACCGTCTTGACAATGCAGCAATGCGTTTTGCTTCGAATGAAATTACGGCTGGCTATCTTCAGCAGACGCCAAATTCTGAACCGCTAGACGGTGACGAACTTTCCGACCTGGTAGCAGGTTGGAGTGCAGCTCGCCAGCGCAACGCCATCGCCGCCCTAAACAGTTCAGTTACCTGGCACGAATTCAACTCTGACCCGTCAAAGCTGCAATTGGTAGAGGCTCGTAAGCATCAGATGACGGAACTAGCAAACCTTTGCAACGTGCCACAAGTTCTTGTCGGCGCTGACGCTGGCACGGGCATGACGTACACCAACGTCCAAGAGTCGCAGCGCGCTTTGTATCTCAGCGCCAAGCAGTACATCGAGTGCATCTCTCAAACTCTGTCAATGGACAACGTCTTACCTCGTGGCCGTTTCTGCCGTCTTGACGTCTCCGAATATTTAGATGACTCAATGGAAGAAAACTCAATCGACCTACCTGATCCAATGGAAAGCATGCCATCATGAAACTTGAACTAAACGCTGGCTCGTTCAGCGTAAATGCCGCAGGTCCTGACGGGACCCCCAAGCGCACCGTGGAAGGTGTAGCCGTGGAATGGAACACAGTCGCCACCGTCTCAGGCGGTCAGCGTGTCAAATTCCTTCCTGGCTCTCTTCCCACCGACGGACCTGCACCTAAGTTCATGCTTGACCATTCACCTGAAAAGCCTTTGGGCATGGTGTTCAGTCGAGAAGACGACGGCGAGCGCATGCTCTTCGCCGCAAGAGTCGGACCGGGCGCTGAGCGAGATTCGATTCTCGCTATGGCTGGTCCAGGCGAGTATTACGATTCGGTCTCAGTTGGCGTGGAGCCAGTTGAGTACACGTTTGGCAAAGTCGGTACAGACGATGAAAACGTCATGATCGTAACGGCAGGGCGTTGGATGGAATTATCACTCCTTCCATTCGGCGCTTTCGCCACGGCAAAAGTTGCAACAGTAGTTGCAGCCGAACCCGAAGAAACAGAAGAACCCACAACAACAGATTCCGAGGAGGAACCAGCAGTGGCAACACAAGAAACCCCAGCAGCGGTTGAGGCCGCTGTCCCAACCAACATCCTTTTTGCAGCACCGAAGCAAGAATTCAAACTTCCTTCAGCTGCCGAATACATCGCGTCATTCGTTCGCGGTGGACACGACTTCGCACAGATGAACGAAAACATCCGCGCCGCCGCTCCAGACGTGGTTACCGGTGACATTCCTGGCATTGTCCC